CGGCCCTCGACGACGCCGGGATAGCTCAGTCGGTAGAGCGACTGATTCGTAATCAGTAGGTCGCAGGTTCGATTCCTGTTCCCGGCACCACTTCTCAGGGCATTTCCGTTTTTACAATCCGCCTGGATTTTTACAAAAACGGTCAGAACCGCCACCCCACCCGCACCAGCGCCCTGACCCCGCCGCGCTCACCGGCCATCAGGTCAGCCCCTACCCGCACCGGGCCCAGATCCCGCTCCACCCAAGCGCCGGGTCGGTCGTTGAACGGGTCGTAGCTCACCCCAGCAGCCCAAAGTCGAGGCGGTGCCGGGATGAGCGCGGGGATGATCGGGGTATCGATCGCGCCGAGGATGCTGGCATCGGGGCTGCTCACCACCACGCGCTGGCCACCGGCGTCGTCCCGGATCAGCGACCAGTCGATGCGGACATCGGTGGCACCCTCGTGCGGCCGGGCGGTGGTGGCCACTCTGCGGACCTCCGTGCTGCCCTCAGGCAGCCGGTGCGGCGGCGGGGCCGGGTCAGGGTCTGGAACGCGCTCGGCGATCAGGGACTGGTCCGGCTGGCGCACTGCGGGCATGTAGCGCACCACCTCGAGCACCGGGGCATCGGCACTGCCCAGGGTGTAGCCGACCGTGCCGGCCAGGCCGGCGACGACCAGCAGCAGGGTCAGCAGCAGGGCGCTGCCCAGGTCGTTCATGCCGCGAGCCCCAGGCACATGCGGCGCTCGGCCTCACGGCGCCGGGTGAGCCCGGGCAAGGGCACCAACACGCCCCCCACCCGCGCCTTGTCCCAGCGGGGAAGCTGGTTGCAGGCCCCGGCCACGTCCCCGGCCTTGAGCATCCGGGCCGCGGTGCTGGATCCGGTGTCGCATACCAGCCGCGGGCCGATGTTGTAGACCGCCGATGCCAGCGCGCCCAGCTCATGCGGCGCCAGCGGCACCGGCACGCACCGGTGCACGGTCATCACCGCCCCCCAGAACTCCTCGCCCAGCAGCTCCTCGCACTGCGCGGTGGTGTAGGTCTGGCCCAGCTCCACCCCGGCTGTGTGCCCGTAGCAGGCCGTGGGGATGCCCACCGGGTCCAGGTAGGCCACATGCCGCAGGCCCTCGAACGATCCGACTAGCGCCACAGCGGATCCGAGCCCCAGCGCGGCGATCCGTGCCCGGATACTCATTCGAGATCGTCCGATTGGCGGCGCTCTGCCCCACCCCTGCGATCGCGCCCGCTTCTACGCTCGCGCCGGTCGCCGTGTTCGTTGCGCCAGCTCCAGAGTTTGTGGCCCAGAAGGATCACCAGGTAGGCGATGGTCAGCACCGCAATGATCTGTTCCGAGGTGATGCCACTCACCAATGCATAGACCGGCGGCGTGATCTTGGCGGTCTCGAGTGGCAGATCGGCAAGCTGGTTCCTCATGAATCCTCCAGGCATAAAAAAACCGCCCGGAGGCGGCGTTGAGTTCGGGGTTGGTTATCCAGTACGGTTGGCCCAGATTTGGCCCATCAAACGAGGGCGTAATGAGCAGCAATCCGGGCCGGGCTCAATGCATAGTTGTACAGCGCAACTTCGTCCAATGTCCCTTCGTATCCGAAAGTCCCCGAGCGGCTGCCAATAAGCCAGCTTCCAACAGACGTATTGATCGCGGCGTTGTTGTCGTCGCCTGTGTCGTCGATTGCATCGATATACACCTTGTTCCCTCCGCCGCTTGGATCTGCCACAAAGACGCAGTGATGCCAGTCTCCGTTATTCCACCCGCTGTTGGTTGATACCCGATTGCCAGATCCGGTGCCGCCCAAATTCATGATTAATAGGTTGCTCCCAGATCTCTGCACAGAGATACCAGCGTTTCCGTTCTTTTCGACCAGGATCACGTTGGTCGTCAATGTATGTTTGAACAAGAATTCGATGCTGAATGGAAACGACAGCCCGAGCGCGCTTGCGTGCGCCGAAGATCCGTATCCTGACGCGCCTGGGGTGTATGCGGTATCGGAATCCCCAGTAATAGCCCCTGTCACACCAAGCGTGCCACCGCTGTAAGTCCCGTTGTGAACTCCCATTTCGTCGGCCATGGCGTCTGACGTGGATGATTCCCCAAGACGCCAGTAGGCAACTGGGGAATCAGCGAGAACGGCGGATGGATAATCTGCATCGCCGCCACCCCCGCCAAACCGGAAGGGATTGAGCAGGAATCCGCCCTGAAGGCGCGGCGGCTTCACAATATTTCGGCGCGGGGTCCAAATCATACCGTCCGCGCTCCAATGAGATAGACCTTCAGGCCCTTGGCCCCGGCATCTCCAATCTGATCGATGTCGATCGTGATCTCGGCATCGTCGGCCAGGGAGGCGTCGGATATCACTGCTGGGGCTGCTGCGGTTGTGCTGGTCTTTTCGGTGTTGTCGATGGTCAGCTTCGTGCTCAAGATCGATGTACCGTTCTCGTTGATGTCAACTGTAAGAATGGAGCCGCTGGCCTGCGCTTGGGTCAGGCTTGCCCGCACGCCGGTCAGCGTGAATGCGTAAGGCATCCGAAAGGTGACCTTGGCCGCGCCTGCCGTGAGGTTGGTCGTTTCGTCGCTGCAGGCTATTGGGATGTTCTGGGTCGAGGCTGAAAGACCAGCCAGATCTCCGATCTCCTGCACCGTCGACCTTCTCGTCAGCCACTTGCTGATCGTCACGGTCTCGCCGGCCGCGTCGTCCACAATCACAGCGCCGTCGCTATTGCCGATCGTGATCTTCCCGGCGCTCACCTCCGTGATGCGCGCCGAGTAGATGTTGTTGGCGGTGTTGCCGGTGAAGCCGGAAACATTGATCTGGTCACCAACGGCGAACCCGGCCGCGACAAAGCCGGACCCGCTGTCGTTGTAGCTGTTGTCGGAGGCAGCTGCACTGATGGTGGCGGCGCTTATCGTGACCGTCGTGGACAGCTGGGAAACTTCAACCAGTTCGCTGCCGTCCAGCGTCGCGGCGGCGGTCATAAGGCTGATGCGTTGGCTCATGGGTTACTCCTGACTGCGGATGTCGCCGCTTTCGGTGATGCGGGTCTCGCCGGATTCGGTCAATCGGCCCTCCGCGCTATAGGTGAAGGTGCGCACCTGCCGCTGCCAGCTTGTGTGTCCGTCGCGCTCGGATTCGATCTCGATGCGGAGGTTGTAGGCACCGCCGAGGGCGGGCGTCCAGCTGGTTCCTGCCAGGCCCGTGGAGCTGTCCAGCAGCGTTCCGGTGTCGTCGTCGTAGGCGAAGACGTTGTAAGTCGTGCCGGCCTCAGGGCCGATGCTGTCCTCGGCTTGTTGGACCAGATAGGCGGTCTGCAGCGTCCGGTCTCGGTGTGCCCAGTAGACAGTGAAGGGCTCGGTGATCTCGGTCGGATAATCGAAAGTCCCGATCAACACCTGCCCAGGCGGATAAGGCCGGATCTGCCTTGCTGCCGCCGTGGCGCTGAAATCGGTGGCCGAATCCAGATCGATCTGCCCTCCGGTCCCCACCGCCGGCAGCTTGAAGTCGACTTCCTCGTTGCTGGCCCGTTCTGTGGCGTCCTCTCCGAACACGTCGATCTGCCAGAAGCGCTGCCCTGAATCGTGAGCGCGAGGGGTCGTATCAAGCATCCCGCGCGCGATGCCCAAGGTCGTGCCGCTAACGCTGGTGATCTGTACCAGTTCGGCGCTGGCGCCCACTCCGATCTGTGCGAGAGCTCCGACAGTGAGGTCGGCCAAACCGGTGACCCCCTCGATCTCGATGGTGGTTTCTGAGATCGAGAGTTCTCCGACCAGGGTTCCGCTTGCGCTGAATTCACCAACGCCGGTCTGCTCGAAGTCGGCAGGATCCACGCGGCTGAAGATGTTGTAACCAGTCGCAGCACCGCCTGGGTCCGCTGCGAGCGTCAGGAAGTAGCCTGAATCGTCGTCCAGATAGTCGAGGTCGGCTGCGCTGAGACTTTGCGCCAGGAGGTAGTACGGCGCCTCCAGCGCGGTCTGAGCCACAACGACATTCGGCTGCGTGTCCGGCTCAACCCATCCACCAGGCTGCTGCTGGGAGTAGCTGCTGGCCGGCAACCCATACACGTCTTCCGAGAAGTCGATGCGAATCTGCCGGTCATTCAGGTTGCCAGTGTCGACCTTCAATACCCGACAGATCGACTCGGAAAGCCCTAGCTTCGGCCAGCTCAGCTTGAAGACGTCTCCCGGGATCAGATCCCAGGCCTCTCGGTTGACGATCATCTGCCCTTTAGCCAACGGAACGCTGGCGGCCATCAGGTCTCGCTCGGCCACTCGGGCTGCGAGCGAGGCATTGCTGATGCCTGGGTATTGGCGTGTCTGGCTGACGACGCCCTGCACCTGAATGTTGGCGAGATCCTGAACGGTAATGCCGGCGTCCTTGCCCGTCTCGCGGTCTTCGTAGACCACGGTGATCTCGTTGATGGTGTCGCCGTACCCGACGCGCTGCCAGGCCTCCAACGAGACGATGTTGCTCTGGTCGAAGACCTGCAGAGTCTCGGGATCGTAGTCATCGCGGATCAGCTTCAGTCTGAACTTCCCAGTGCGCGGGTCGCTGTAGAGAATCCCGGCGCAATGGTCCAAGACCAAGCGGATGAAAGTGCCAATCTCGTCTTGGGCGTTCCACAGCAGGCTGAGACCCATACCCTCGGAGAACATCGCGTCCGCGGCAGACCGAAAGTCAGCGTCATCGATCTGCGCCACCGGGTACCCCATCCCCCAGTTCGAGTCCACGATGCTCTGGTAGATAATGTGGGCAGGGTTCATGTCCCCGTCGCCTACCTCGGCTTTGTCTGGATACCAGCCGTCCGCGCCGATCCCAGCAACCGCCAGGGCGCGGTAGTAAATAAAGGATTGTTCCTCGGGATATCCGCCAGAGACCCCGTTGTATTCACGTCCAGCGGCCATCAGTCCTTGGGCCACCGCCTCGTTGTAATGTCCAGTCCACCAGTCCTCGTCGTTGTAGCGGTGATGGAAGTCAGGAATGATTGGCTCGAGCGGTCGTCTTATGGGAGTTGCGCCAGAATTTGCGAGGTATTCCTGCAGGGCCTTGTACTGAACAAATGTGATCGTCAACGGGTAATCGACACCATAGGTAAGCCCTGGCGCAATCAGCCCCGCGTTGACCCATCGGTTATAAACCCCCTCCCATACTTCCTGAGTGTCCACCGGGTGACCAACAGGGAGACAAGGCGGAGGGGAGTCCCCAAGATATTCAGCAATCGCGGCCCTCAGAGAGGAGCTTGCGGTCCTGTAGTTATAGAGGGCCTTCCAGCTGATCCCTGTGTTGTACTTTTCCGGCAATTGGCGCAGAAATTCAAGGCTTCGGCCAGACTTCCCATCAAGCAGACAAAAATTGGAATCTGAAGGGTCGGCCGGCTTTTCATCAGCGCACATCGGGAAGCAAAGATTGCTAGGCGGCTTCGGCTTGCGTCTGACGAGCATGGTTGGGTCCTCGATCCGCCAGACGCTCGGGACCAAGTCCTCGTCATATGGGCACCCCAATGATTCAACGCAGTTATTCAGCAGGGACCACTCTGATGCTGGGACAGGCGGGTTCCATGGGGCGTTTGTCCTGATGAAGTAAATCGCCCCTGCAGTGAGACCGCCTCCAACTAAACCGCTCCACCATACGTATTGGCCCGGCTGTACGTCAGCATCAAATAGCTGCTTGAAGATGTTGTTCCCGAATCCGCTGTTGTCATCAAGCCTTCCAAACTTCTTGGATGATGGGACCAATGCCCACAGGGCCTGATATTGAAAATGCATGCGAACTTGCTGTCTGTCTCCCGGGTTTGGTCCTGGCACGTCATAAGGCGATATCAGGCGAGTCTGCCCCGTTGCATCTGCTGAATCGAGCCCCCATCCGATCGGGGATGGCGTCAATGGGTATTCATAATTTGCCTGCAGTGCATCGAACGCGTCCTGATAACTCTCGACCCACTGAGATCCATCCCAGTATTCATGGTCGTTTAAGCAGCTGCGCGGGTCCTCGCCCTGAATCCAAGAATCTATGGTCTCGTTCCTGAACTCGAGCTCCATGTCGCCGCCAGCCGGCAGGCACTCCCAGCCGGTCTTGATGCGCTTCACTTCGAAAGCCCAGGGCTTCACGTAGGGGTTGTTGCTGCTGACCTGGCCGCCGCGATATGCCGCAGTGAGCACGCCCCGGAAGTGCGGGATATCAGAGCCGAGCTGGCTTGCGAGGTAGCCGTCCTTTTCTTGGTTGCTGGCGCCCATGAGCACGCTCAGGTCGCCTACCACCCCGCCCTCGCGATCGTCCCCGCCGAAGAGGCTGGGCTTGTCGATGTTGATGACGCTGTTTCGGTCGACGTTGCCGCTCCACGCCTCGCGGTCGCCGACGAGGATGCGCTTGATGGCATCCACTGGTCCGTAGCACAGTGCGAAGTGCAGCCCCATGAAGTAGCGGTAGCCGACGGTTTGCTTGCTGCTACCGCCCATGGCTCGCCCTCGCGTGTTCGACCAGTTTCTTTGCCATCGGATCTCGGGTGGCCAGCAGCGTGTTCTCGTCCAACCCATGACGCAGGAACTCAGACCAGCTCAGGCCGTGCCGCTGGAACCATAGACGCGCGCCGCGGTTGCAGTAGCCGGCCTTGTGGCCGAGAAGCGGCACGGTGCGCAGGTGACGGTGCGTCACGATCACTTCTTGCCACCCTTCTTACGGATCGCCTGGGTACTGAGGTCGCCGTACCACACCACGTTGGCGCCCCGGATCACCTTGGTGCCGAACACCACCGGGATGGGGCGCCCTTCTTCGGCGGTGGGCACGTCAAAGTCGGCAAGGGTCGCGGGCTTCGGGCTCGGCGGCTTCGGCGCCAGCGCGATCGAGATCGCGGTGGAGACGACCAGGACAATGAAGTAGGTGAAGAAGCTCATCAGTAGATCGGCGTGCCGTCGAATGGATTCTTGCGGGGGATGTAGGCGTATCCGCCGTAGTTGGGCAGGTTGTTGAACACCCCCGAACAGGTTGCGGTGGTGTGGTCACAGCCGGGGTACACCGTCACCTCATCGGTGACTGCGATGTCCTGAAACGGGTGCGAGAGCACGAGCTCAGTCCCCACGTGGGAGCGGATGAACCGCCGCTCGACGTTTCCGTCCGGCTGCGTCCAGTCGATGTACCCACCGCCATAGGGAAGCAACACCGGCTCCGACTCGCCGTTGTCCATCAGCGAATCCACGGTCAGGCTGGTGCCGGACACAGCGGCCACGTTGGTGACATGGGAAAACATGCCCCGGCTCACGCCGCAGTTGCAGCTGTAGAGAACCAGGGGGCACTGCCGCTGGTAGAGCCGGCGCAGGCCCTGCCGGCGCAGGGAGGTCGACACCGGCTCACACATCAGCTCGGCAGCGGCGCCCTTCCACATCACGTTGAGCAGCCGGCCCATCCACAGAACCACGCTCTCGGTCTCGCCGCGGTGGGTACCGAGCAAAGTCAGCGAGATGACATCGGTGGGGCTGGTCACGCGGAAGATGTCGGCAATCGGCAGGTTCCGTGGGCCGGTCACCGTCAGGTTGTTCTTGGGGCGCTCCGGGGTCTGCTCGATGCTGGACCGCGTCAGCGGCTGGCTGGTCCAGGTATGGCCGTCGAATACGACGTCCTTCTCGGCCGACGTGTAACGCCAAACCGTTGCACCACGGGCGAAGCGGTACAGCTCAATGGGCGCCCCTTGGAGGGCGCTGATCTCGCGGCTCTCGAAGCTCATGGCACCGGGATCTCTTCGCAGCTGGTGATGACTCGCGGCCCGACACCGGCGCGATGCTCAAACTCCACTCGGTCAGCGGCCAGGCACACCAGCCACATCAGGCTGCTGCAGTAGAGGTCTGCGGCTGCGATGGCTTCGCCCACCTGACCGGTGAGGGTCAGCACCTCGAAGCCGTCGCTGTCGACCTCCACATCGGTGAACTGCACCGCGACGAAGCTCCCATTGCGCCGACGCAGGAACAGGTCACCGGTTCCGGGGCCATTGGCGAGGCCGGCGGGCTCGATGCGGATCTCGGTGTCGGTGGCCAGCACGTCAACCCCGAGACGGATGCTGTGGTTCCAGCTCGGCAGCCAGAAGGCAGACTGGCGACCACGGATGGCATAGAACCAACGGCGCAGGCTCCAGCGGTCCGCTCGCGTCATCGGTTGCCATGCGGCGCCCAGGGTCTGAACCGGATAGCCCTCGGCGGTATCGAGGAACGGCACAGCCATGCCGTTATCGACGCGGTCCGTGGCGCGCGTGATGCGCTCAGGCAGCGTGCCGTCCCCCAGCTTGGCGGGCTGGGTCAGGATGGGATAGCCGCGGTACGTAGGCGGGCTGCCAATATCCGCCAGATCCGGGCCGGCGTAGCTGTTCCACTCCACCTGAGTCTCGCGCCAGGGCTGGACCGTGTGGGCGTGTTCCATGCCGTTGGGCGCATCACACAACAGCAGCGGCGCGAAGACCGCGTTCTGGTAGCTGTTTCCCAGCGGGCCGGTCAGTGTGATCAGGCCGTCTGCCACGGCATCAACCGTGACCGCTTCGAACCGGCTGTCATTGGCCCACACGATGGCCCGACCGCCTGCAACGAAGGCACTGGGGCCGGAAGGGATGACAAGGCTGCTGGCCCCGGCCGAAGCGGTCACCCGATCAAACTCACCCCAGTCCGGCACCTCGAAGGGGGACGGCAGCCGCTGCCGCATCATCTGCCGGGCTCGCTCATAGCGGCCAGCGTCGAAGGTGTACTGGGCGTTGAAGGTGCGCCGCGGCACGTCGACCAACCGCGCACGCTGCTGGGTATCGAAGGCGCGGATCACGCTGGTGCGCCAGGTCAGGCTTTCCAACATCCCATCGCGGGGGCAGAACGGCCAGATCACTGCTGCCCCGCCGCGATGCTGCGAATGGTGGTGCCGTTGCGGGACACCACGTTCATGATCAGCTGCTCGCCGGACGAGGTGCCCAGGTAGTCGCCGATGACACCTGTATCGAAGGCGTTGACGATGCGGACCGCCGTGCTGCCACCGCCGAGTGAGCGGTTGGGGATGATCTGCCCGGCTGTGGTCGGCACGAACATTTCAGGACCGACCTCGCCAACCATGTAGGCCGATCCGACAGCGACAGGCCCGCCCGACGCCCGCCCGAAGAGACCGGCAATCGAACCCAGCAGGCCACCCCCGCCACCACCAGCGCCGGGTGGGCCACCGAGGATGGCGTTCAGGATTGCCGCACTCGCAGCTTCTGCTGCCATCCGCTGCAGGGCCTGGGCGAAGCTGCGCACCATCCCCTTCACGCCCTGGTCGAAGGGGTTGAACAGGAAGTCGGCAAAGGCCGTTTGAGCATTCCGGGCGGCCTGCAGGCTGAACTCCTCCATGGTCTGCACCGAGAGGACCGCATTGGCCTCAGTACGTGCGAAGGCATCTTGGGCTGCCGCGACCGCGCGCTGGTAGGTCTCCGGGTCCAAGAGCGGCACACCGTCAGCCGACAGGGTCAGCCGCAGTTCGTTCAGCCGTTCCAACTCGGCGCGAAGCTGCTCCAGCGGCGTGCGGGTCTCGGCGTAGACGGCTGCAGCCTCGCGCTGCTTGTCCAGCAGTGCCTGCTCGGCATCCCGCTGGGCGTCCTTCTGGTCCAGGATCCGGGCAAGGCGCTGCAGCTCGTCGGACTGGGCCGGGGACACCACGCCGTAGTAGCCGTTGGCCAAGCCGATCCGGACCTCCTCCAGGTTGGTCAGGTCGCCGTACAGGCTGATCTGCCGCTCCAGACTGGCAAGCAGCTTCTCGGCCTCGCTCTCGCGGGGGCCTGCCGCAGGTGCCGTGGTACCGGGAATCGTTGGTAGGGCGCGACCTGGTGCGCGAGTCTGGCTGACGATTTCCGCCGCTCGCCGCTCCATTTCGTCCAGCGATGCCATCGCTGACTCGAAGAACACATCGCCCGCGCCAGGCTCGTTGAACCGGGCGCGAATGCGATCCACCACCTCCAGCGGGCTCTCACCGCGTGCCGCAAAGTTGAAGGCCAGCCCGAGCGGGTTCAGGTTGCGTGCCGCCTCGGCGTACTTGAGGACCTTGTCCCCCGCTTCCAGCGCCGCAGCGGCCACACTGATGAACCGGACCTGAGCATCCCGCAGATCACCGTTCAGCGACTGCGAGTCGCGAGCGGCATCCAAGGCCAGCGAGGCAAAGCCCTGAAGGCTGGGCAGCAGCACCGCAGTCATGCGGTTGCCGGTGCCTGTCACCAAACCTTGGAGGATGCCCAGCTGCCGCTGGAACTCCACGCTGGCGGTGATCGTCTGCTGGTCCAGCACCAGGCCGAACTGGTTGGCATCGTTGGCCAGCTGCTGGAAGCCCTTGCCACCGTCACGCAGCAGGGGGATCAGCGCCGTGGTGTCCGACGCCATGGCCTCCAGGTAGAAGGTCATTTCCGCCTGGGAGAGGTTCGCCTTCTCCAGGCTGTCGTAGTACAACTGCAGCGCCTGCGGGCCGCTCAGCTCGCGGAAGTCATCGATGGTCACGCCGACCAGCGGGCCGATCTGCTCGAAGAAATCCTTCATCGGACCGGCGCCGGTGTTGATGAAGTCCCCGATGCGGTCGTTCACATCCTTGAGGATGTCGCTGAACTTCTCCTGCTCGATCCCCACCGACCGCGCACCGAACGCCAGCGCCTGAAACTCCTGGGCGCTGGTGTTGGCGATGTTGGCCAGGTTCTGGACCTCGCGCGCCGAGTCGGTCACCTGGCGCACGATTGCCGCGGTGGCAGCAGCACCGGCCACCAGCGCCCCACCGATGACCTTGCCGGCCTTCTTGGCCGAGTCCTCGATGCGCTTCATGTCGCGCTCGAAGGCCTTGCGCGCACGATCGGTGTCCGTCTCGAACGTGCCGGTCATGGCCTGCAGTACGATCCGGATGATCATTTCACGCGAACTCCAAACGCAGCGAAGAAGGACCGATCCACCTCGCTGTATCGCTCAGCGGGGGATTCAGCCCACGGGGTGCGGTACGGCAGGAATTGCTCGACCTCGAAGGCCGGTTCGTTCTCAGAACGGTGTCGGTTGCGGAACAAGGTGCACAGCGTGGCCACGGCCACCTCGATGCGTTCCTCTGGTGCCGGCTGCCGGCTCAGGTAATGCTCCAGCAGGGCCAGGTGCAGCTCTGGCCAGGCCGCCACCTCATGCAGCGGCCGGCGGTACAGCACAGAGAAGCGGCACAGCCGCCGCAGCTCCGGGCTGTCGGTCAGGGCTTTCCCGGCTCCCCCACCTCGCCATTGACTTCGGAGGCGTGCTCATACAGGACCGAGGCCTTGTCCTGCGGGATCTTCTGCACCGCGGCCAGGTCCTTGAAGTAGGCCCGGCCATCCTCGTGGCACACACAGAACTGCAGCATCTGCAGCTTGGTGTTCTCGTTCTCGCCGAGGTCGACCTGCACTTCGGCGGTCTCGCCCATCTTGGTGCTGACCTTCTGACCCTTGAGCAGCTGGGCGCGCTGGCCGGCGGACAGGCGGCGGAACCACACCGTCCCGATCCGCCCGCCGAAGTCCACCTCACGCGAGACCGGCTTGTCGGCCGCAAGCACTTCCGTCAGAAAGTCGCTCATGCGAGATCAGCCCCCGGGAAGTTCCATTCCGCCGCACCGCTGCGCTGCAGGGTGAGCGTGCCGCGCACGATCTCGTTGGTGGCGATGTCGAACGCGAAGTCGCTGACATAGGCCAGGAACTCGGCAGTGGTCGGACCAGGCGAGACCAGACGGCCATTGCTGTCGAGCGTGGTCGGCCCAGCCCCGGTGCGATCCGAGAACACGATCATCCAGCTGATCTTCTCGCCGCTCTCGCGCAGATCGATCAGGGCCTGGTGAGCGGCCGAGCGCGGGATGAAGTTGATCGGCACCGTCAGCGGGCCGGGATCAAGCATGCCGCGCTCGTACTCCATTTCCTCGCTGTCGAGGCAGGTGGTGCCGATCTGGCCTCCAGGCCCACCCAAGCCGGTGATGCCGGTCGGGCACGCGACCTTGAGGATTTCGGAATCCGACACTGCGAAGAACAGTCGGGTCCCCTGCGTTTTTACGGTACCAGTGGTCATGACAAGCCCTCCTGTGGGCATGAAAAAGCCCGCTCAAGGCGGGCTGGTTGACGGGGGACCCTTATCGGGACCGCCAAAAGTCGAAAGTCATCGTGATGCGGTATCGCATCGTCTCCGGGTCGCGGCTGTCCGCCGGCCCACTCACCATGTGAGCGTGTGGCTCCAGGGCATCACGCACTGCGATGGCCAGTTGCTCGACTGCGGCGCTGCCGGTGCCGGTGTTGTTGCTCCAGCAGTCCACCTGCACGCTGAGCTGGTCGACGCGCGGCACCTCGTCCAGCGCGTTTTGCGGTACGCCACTGATCACGGACCATGTGACATAGGGCGCCTGAACACCCTGGGGGGCGCTCCCATGGCGGTAGGCCCGCGTCGGATTGGTCCCGATCAGGGCGGTCACCGCCGAGGCAGCCCGCAGCAGTGGGAAGACGGAGGGCAACATCAGGTGATCACCCGGTTCTCGCGTTCCAGCTTCCGCTGAATCGCAGCCAGTTTCTTGTTGATCTCGCGCGAGAAGACCGCCAGGGCCTCCATGCGCTTCGTATTGAACGCCGGCCGGATGAACGGCATCGGCGGGCGGTTCTCGGTGCCGTACTCCAACCTGCGAGCGTTGGCGGCTGTGTTGCGGTCCTTCCCGCCGCCGGGGAAATTCTTCTTGCGCACCCGAACCAGCATGCTCTCGCCCTTGAAGTTCCGGCGCCGGCCGCGCGTGATCACGATGTTCTTCTTGGTCAGGCCGGTGCTCTCGTCTCGGCCGTCCTTGTTTGGCGTGTCGATGATCTGCTGGAGGTTGGACTGCACCTCCTTCTGCAGCACCTGCGCGGCCTTGCGCAGCGCGAACCGCACCGGCCCGCCGCGCTTGCTGACGATCTCGGGAGGCAGCGCATGCAGGGTGTCCAGCACGCCCTCCAAGCCCTCAATGCGGACGACTTCACGCGCCATCGTTCACCCCGTCCGAGCAGCGCAGCCGGTGCTCACGGCGACCGGTGGCGTCGGCACCAATCTCCTGAATATCGAACTGGCGACCCTCCCAGGTGATCCGCATCGTGGCCACAAGGCCCGGGAACCAGTGGCAGTTGATTCGGGCGGTGGTCTCCGCCTGCTTCGCGTTGGCTGCCTCGAACTCCCGGCCCGGTCCCAGCAGCACCTCGGCCGGCACGTTCGCGATGAAGTCCACCCACTCGTAGCTGATGTCGCCGGTGTTGCTGTCCTGCTCCTCGACCTTCTGCTGGAAGGTCACCCGGTGTCGGTAGCGCTGGGCCTGCATCACACACCCAGCCCGGTTCGATACGGCATCAGGATGGTCTCGGCCGCCTCGCGCATCTTAGCGCGATCCTCGGGCTTGGACCCTTCGTAGGCGGCCTGCACCAGATAGCTGATCGCCAGCCGCACATCGGGGGCCAGAGGATCCTCGCTCGATGCCTCCTGCTCGGCACCCGGCACCCAGATCCCGTTGCTGTCGTACTCGCCGGGAAGGTCGGGCGGCAGGGTTGGCAACGAGGTCCGGTTGAGGAAGCGGCACACCTCGGACTCAGCGGACGCGATCAGCTCGCCCAGCAGCTGGTCATCGAAGGCGTGCACCACCCGGAGAAAGCGCTTCACCTCGGCGACGGTGACTGTGGTCATGCGCGGCTCCTCACGGTGTAGACGCCCGACGGGGCGCGCCAGTTGACGTCCCGCGGCTTCGGACGCCCATGGAAACAAAGCACCCGGGCCTTGGCCCGCGGCGCCCGCAGCTTCACGCTCTGAACGAGGTCAGGCAGCAGCTGCTGAAACTTGTCGGCCTGCTGGTGCAGGGCAATGAACCCCTGGTCGCCCCAGCATTCCCGGGACGTGCAGTGGTTCTGCCAGATGTCCGGGGTCTCGCGGAACGTGTGGTACAGGTGACTCATGTCACCCTCCCAAGCCATCACGCCGGAGCCGATGCCGCTCGACGGCCGATAGAAGTCGGCCAGGGCGGTGAACCGCTTCCGGAACAGCGGAGTCACGTCGCCCACCACCAGGCTGTCCAGATCCAGGTACAGCACAGGCCCATGAAACAGGCCCGGCCGGAATAGCTCGATCTTGGCCCACCAGCCCGGCCAGTCATGGATCAGCGGAATCCGTTCGCAGGGCACGTCCACGTCCGACAGGCAGACGAACCGAGCCGCCGGCGTGTGCCAGCGGACATCCCGATAAAGCCGCTCGACGTACTCGACGTCGTAGTGCCCGCCGGAGCGCAGCACGCAGGCGACGATCACGGGATGGCCCTCGCCAACGCGTACTTGCTGTCCGCCTGTAGGTCCACGTACATGAACTGCCGCTCCAGCGCCGCCCGCCACCAATTGGCCGACTTCACCGTCAGGTGTAGGTGAAGTCCGTGGGCCTCCCCCATGTGGCACTTGAACAGCGCGATCTGGAAGTAGCAGGCCCGGCGCGTGCGCTGGGCAATGCCGCGCAGGGTGGCCTCGACGTGCTCCGGCGGGATGTGCTCCATTACGTCACAGCAGAACCCGAAGTCGAACGGGCCAAGCTCGTCCGGCAGCTCCCACAGGTTGGCCACCACAACCGGTCCATCGAACTCGGTCACTGCATTGGCGGCGATGTCCACGGCGGTGACATCGAGGCCCTGGGCGGCGAACCATGCCGACGCCCGGCCGGTGCCGGCGCCCCAATCACACAGGGTGGCGCCGGGCCGGCACCGCAACTGCTGATGCGCCTGCTCGGCCATTCGCATGCCAGGCGACCGCTCCCGATAGGCAGGCTGCGCCCACATGGTTTCGTACTTCACGCGCTCGCGGTCTGCCACATCCATCGCAATGCCTCCTTGAACCGCATCTTCGGGAAGCACTGGATCGTGCTCTCCATGCTCGCATTCACCACCTGCACGCCGGCGGCGGACAGCTGCGGCACCGCGCTGGCGAACAGGTCCGGCAGGTGCCGCAGGTCTCGCGGCGCGCCAGCTGCTCCGTGGTACCCACCCGCCCCGTCCACACCCACCAGGACAATTCGCCGAGCCCCCATCAGGTAGGCCAGCCCCAATGCGCCATAGGCGCTGTTTCCGGTGTGGATGGCCCCGGGATCACTGCTTAGGCCCGGACGGCTGCCCAGCGTCCCGTCCCCAACCAGCCGCTGCAGGTAGGTGACGTGCGCGTCTGCCGGCGCCCGCATCTCCGTGGTCTGAGCCGATGGCGTGCCGTAATCTGGCGGCACCGCGGCCCAGTAGCGGACGCCCGGTATCGGCCGCCGCATCCGGTCCCGATTCGCCATGCTCGGGTCCAGCGTGAACCAGTGGTCCGCCTGCACCTGGTGCACCGCGCCGTTGACCGCGACGACCTGGCAGAAGGGAATCGACTGCCGGACCATCGCCGCCAGACTCGGCCCGCTGCCGGCGATCACTACGCGGCGAGCGCGGACATCGACTCGACCGAATCGAACGCCAGGAACTGCTCCAGTGTCTGCCGGGGCCATTGCGTCAGGGCCGTGCTGCGGCTGCAGTTGAACACTGCGAGCCCGCCAATGTGTGCCGCCAGGCGCCGGAACTGTTCCGGCCACTTTCCCACCGACCCGGCATTGCCCAGCCCCTTGGGGTGGTCACCGTGCCAATGCGTTCGACCGCCTGTGAGCGCGCAGTCATACCCAAGAAGCCCAACACGTGCGGCGCCGAACAGGTGGGCGAGCGCGATACAGCCTGCGCCGCTGTTGCCGCACGGGTCGAAGCCGCGGCCATAGGTGCCCATCGGCTCCAGGCCATACCGTTTGCACTGGTGCGAAGTGGTGAACAGCGCACCGCTGAATGTCTGCCGGACCTCGATGATGTGCTTGTCCCACCATGTTCGGTCCATCGCGAACAGCGCGTCCGCCCAAGGGGCAGCGCGGAATGATGTGTTTGCAACGACTACTCGACGCCCCGACGGCGCCGCTTGCCGCCACGCTTTGACACGGTCGACGTCGTCTGCGGTGAGACTCGGGCCGCTGGCGATGCAGACGACATCCCACCACCGGCCTTCTGAGGGTGCGCCCCTCCAAGAATCACGACGAGCCCGCGCTTGAACAGTTGATCAGCGACTGACGCCGAGACGTTGAACCGTTGCCCAACCGTTCGAGACCCGTTGTGCTCGAACGACTGAATGGCTTGAACTACCGGCATGGCTGCCTCCCAAAAGGCGGAAGGGGCCGAAGCCCCCTCCGCACGATCACCCCAGCCTGATCAGGAGCCGGACGAGGCGGCCAGGTCGGCGAAGGTCCCCTTCACGAAGGACTCGGGCCGATAGACCGTCAGCGAAAGGCGCTCTTCAACCAGCATAGTCACCATGTTCTTGATGACGTTATCGCGGTCTTCGAGGGACACGATCAGCTTGGCATCCTCACGGTCCCAGCCCTGTGCTCCCTGCTGCCAAGCACCGACGGTGTACTCGCCAACGTTGAAGGCCTGTGTCGCAGCTACCGGGAGACCCCAAAGGGTCGGTCCGGAAATTGCCCGCGGGTTGGCGATCAGGTATTGGTTCTGAGAATCCTTGGTGAGCTCGATGGCCGCCCAGTCCACGGGATGCAGGGCAATGCCGTCGGCAGCGTACTCCGCCAGGGCAACCTGCAGCATCGCCAACCGCAAACGGTCGATTCGCGTCTCGGCCTGAACGTCGACGCCCGGGTTGGAGTAGCTGCTGGCCTGAGTGTAAATGCCGTTGAGATTCAGCCCGACGCCGGAGCCCTTGAGAAGCTGTGCATCCTCCTTGAGCTTCAGGCCATAGCGGAGGCGGCCATCGACATAGCTTTGAAGCATCGGCACGTCAGCCAGGATCTGCTTGGAAGCGTGAATCCAGTGCGCGATGGTCGCCACCGCCTGGGAATCCAACTCCATGGTCAGATCGGCCTCGGGCTTCCCGGCGCTCGGATTCTCAGAGACCACCTCCGCTGCATTCGTGAAGCCGCTTTCCCGCACGAACTCGATCGCATTGGAGGTCGTCCGCCCCCAGCTCAGGAGATCACGAATAAAGAACCGACGTTCGCCAGGGCGAATGATGCCTGGCAGCCGCATGGGATCAACAGCATCGCCAGCGGAGCCGGAGTCACTGGTGATCTTGGCATTGATCGGAACGCTGATCGTAGAACCATGGCGAGACGCGCTCGCGAAGGTGCTGAAACCGTCGGCGTCGGTGAGCTGTTCGCCCCACGTCTTCGGGCGTTCGGCGCTTCCGCCACCGGAGTCCAAAATGGCGATCTTCTGTTCGGCAGCTTGGAGGTTGGCCTGCAGTTCGCCTTGCTTGACGAGAAGTTCATCGACCTTGGCGCGGGTTTCCTCGCTCATCTGAGCGTGTGCCTTGATTTCCTTATCCGCCTTCTCGGCGTGGGCTCGAAGCTGGTCGCCGACCTGCTTCAGGCTGCTGTTGATGCTCTCGATGTCTTTTTCGAGTGACATGGTGTTACCCCTTGAATGAGTGTGTGAGGGATTCCGCCAATGCGGCGGTTGCACTGAGGGAGAGCGACTGCGCCCCCTGTCCGGTGGGATCACCCTCACCGCTGCCAGCGGGATCACCCGCGCTGGACTTGAGTTCACTGATCAAGCGCATGGCCTCGGACTTGGGCATTCCAGCTGCGCGCAATGCAGTCTCCACCCGCCTTACGGCCGACGCGCTGGCCTTCGATGCGTCTTGCCTGACTTGATCAGAAGGCAACAGCTCGTCTGCAAATCCGTCCTCAACAGCAGCGGCGCCGCCGATCCAGGTTTCGGCATCCATGAGCTTTGCCATGGCCTTCTGGTCACGCCCCGTTCGGGCTGCATAGATGTCCGCCATAGCCGTGTCGAAAGGCTCAAGCGTGTCGGCAAAGTCCCGCAGGTCATTCCGGTTCCCGACAGCGACAACCCACGCGTTGTGGATCATCAAGAAGCCCGCTCTGGCGACTTGCACAGTGTCTCCGGCCATCGCGATGATGGAGGCGGCTGACGCCGCAAGGCCGAGAACCTTTACGGTCACCTCGCCCTTGTGTTCACGCAGCAGGTTGTAGATCGCCAGGCCCTCGAACATGTCCCCGCCGGGCGAGTTCACATTGACGGTTACTGGGCCAGCTCCCATCCGCCGCAACGCGCCGGCGATCCGCTTTGCGGTCACGCCTTCACCGGTCCAGAAGTCCTGGCCGATCACGTCGTAGACGCTGATCGAGCGCTCGTCCTCTTGGCCATCAGCTGCATGGACACTGGGATTCCATCGATCCAAGGCCCGGGCGCTCAGGTGACTTGAAACTGCAGCGTGCACTCGGCCCTCCGGGGCGCCCGGCAGGTTCTTGATACTCATGGTTTTCCTCAGTGCGCCGGGGGCGGCGCGTCGTCAATGCCCAGCAGGGCGCGGAGTGAGGCGCGAACTTGTTGCGCCTGCTGATCTGTGACCCCAAGATCGTCCAGCGGGATCATCGCGGACTGGACAGTGAGCACATCGGCATTGCCGCCTCTGGCCTCCCGGTCCTCAAGGGACCGGACTTCGTCTCTGGTGTAGATCCCGTTGTTGACCATCACCGAGTAGAAGCTGGCACGGCCAGCACTGTCGGCACGTAGCAGGCCCTCGACATTGAACTTCGCGTAATAGCGCAGCCTTTCTGCGGGAGTCATCAGGTCCTTCGAGATCGCCTGCTCAATACGCTTGAGCCAGGGGCGCAGCGTGAATGTCAGAAATCCGATCATCTGCTGCTCGATGCCGGTACCCCAGCTAGTTGACTTCTCCGCATGCCCGACCATGTAGGGCGGCACGCGGAACCATCGGCAAATCTCCTCGACACTGAACGCTCGCGACTGAAGAAGCTGAGCATCGTTAGGGTTTATCCCGATCTGATCGCCATCCATCCCGTTCTCGAGAATGGCCGGCTCACCAGCATTTACAGCGCCAGAGATCTTTTTGATCATCTCGCGCGCCTGCTCACGTTGGCCGGGTTGAAGGGCCTTCGGATACTTCCAAACCGTCGTTGGCATCAAGCCGCGCTTGAAAGTCCCGCTCGCTGCTTGCTCAGCTGCGAGGGCAGATCCAAAAACCTCCGCGCCGTAACGAATTACCGACACACCGTCGATTCCATCCAGGCTAAATCCTGGAATTTTCCAGATGCGAGCCACCGGGATTTCTCGTTGGCGGCCGTCTCGCTCGGTGTACCGAATCACCTTCTGCCCAGCGTGCCCCCAGCACACGTTAGAAACGCGCCGAGGATCGAGGAATTTCAGCCCGACGAGCCGATTGCCCGCCATCAGCTTTTCACATAGCGCGTTGCCGCGAGCCAGCATCGCAGCAATCATAGCCTCCAGCATCACAGACGATGTCGTGTCTGGGTTTGGCTGACTGTGCAGAATCATGTGCAGAGGGTGCTGCTCTGCAACTCGCTTCCCCGCCGGCGTCCGCTCATAGACCGATAGCGGCATCGTCGCTATGGTTTCCGAAATCAGTCGAATGCACGCCCAGGCAGCTGACAGCCTGAGCATTCCATCCGCGTCCACCGTGATGCCGGCCCCAGAGGTCGCAGCTATCTGGTCAGACACATATCCGGAATCCCAGCCCAGGATCGATGTCAATGCCGCCCGGAAGCGCGTCAAAGCCTGACCGAATCTGCTCACGATCCGATCACCGGGTTTGATAGAAAGCCTTCCAGGTCACCAATCTGCTCGCTGGCCAGGGCCGCACCCATCGCCATCAGAAGGGCGCAGATGTCGTCAATCTTCTCCGGCGAGCGCTTCTTGCTGGGGGCCATGTTCAGGTTCTCGTCTCGGCGCGCGACCAGGTTGCTGGCGCACCACGCCAGAACCGGGTCACCGCCATGGGAAAGCGCCCCGCTCAGGTAGGCGCGCTCAAGTTCTTGCATCGCTGGGTGGTAGCTCTTCGGCCCCTGGATGAACTGCACCATGGGCAGGTCAGCAGCGGCGAGCCGCGGCGCCAGCTCCTGGGCGTTCCAGCTGTCGTATGCGATTGCCTGTGGCTTGAAACGCGCGCAGTCGGCAATCAGGTCCCGCTCCACCACCGCGTAGTCCGTGACATCACCGGGCGTCTGCACGATCAGGCCGCGCTCCACCCAGCCGGCATAAGGCACGGTGCCGCGGGCTGTCCGCTGCTTCACGGCATCCATCGGCACCCAGCGCCGGCCCCAGGTCACCCACTGACCCGGCAGGCGCCAGACCAGTCGCCATGCGCAAAGGTCGGTGGTGCTGGCGAGGTCCAGGCCGCCCCAGCACGGGTACTGCTCCAGCTCGTCCAGGTCTACCGGGCCGTCGCAGGCGTTCCACTTCAGGATGTTGATCAGCCCGTCGGCACTGCTCGCCCGCCGGTTCAGTCGCTTGATGCGGAACTCGGCCAGCTTGCTCGGCATCTGCCGGGCCTCAATCGCTTCCCGCCGGATCGCGCTGACCAGATGCGGGTTGCTCTCGGCCAGCGGGTTGGCCTTCATCCAGGCCGTTTCGTCAAAGTCCTCGTCGTCCTTGTCGACGGTGAAGCACACCGCCAGGAAGTGGTCGGCGTCGTCACCGAACACCCCCTGCAGCATCTGGGTGGCGAACATCCGCAGATCGGCCCACGGGCCGGGGGACTCGTAGCCCTCGGTCGTCGTGTACAGCGTCAGCGGCGACCGCCGGGCGCCGGCAGCAGATGCCAGCACGTTGACCAGGTCTGCTGTCTTGTGGGCGTGGATCTCGTCCAGCCCGATGTGCGAGGGGTTCAGACCGTCCTGGGTCGATGCCTTCGCGTTGATCGGCTTGAAGCTGCTGCCAGTCTCCAGCCTGCTGATGCTGTTGGCCCAGCACTCCAGGCCAAAGGCCTCCCGCAGGTCCGCGGTCTTCTCGGCCATCTTCTTCGCGACGTTGAAGATGATCCGCGCCTGGCTGCCGGTGGTTGCCGCACTGATGATCTGCGCGCCCGGCTCGTCCTCACAGCACTGGCAATACAGCAGGATGCCGGCGGCCAATGTCGACTTGGCGTTCTTGCGCGCCACCCAGAACAGCGCCGAGCTGAACCGCCGTGTCCCGTCCAGCTTCCGGAAACCGAACAGCTGAACGACGAAGAACACATGCGACGGGTGCAGCTCGATGTTCGGCGTGTCCCACACCCCCTCGACGTGCGGCAGCTTCTCGATGAAGTCGCAGGCGTCGTTCGCGTGCCAAGGGTCGAACTTGAACCGGGCACCGCGCTGACGGGCTCGCTTCAGGTCGCGCTGGAACCGCCGCGCAGCCGCCTTGATCAGCTCGCCGTGCCGCTTCCCTGCCCTGTCTGCCAGGACCGCCTTGGCGTAGGCCTTGGCGATCTCTACGTAATCACGAGGGCCGCTTGCCGTTTCGGGCGAAGCGGTTGCCTTCTTCTTTCTGGCCAACGGGTTTGACCTTGCCCTGGGCCACGGGCGTGAGGCCGAAGTCGTTCGTGAGCGCCCGGTACTGGGCCACCATGTGTCCGGTCGGCGCCTCACCGGCCGCGTAGAGCTGCACGATCTTGCCGTGCAGGCTGCAAAGCATCGCCAGTGCCGAAGTGCCCGCCTCGGTCAGCAGTCCGACCTGGCACAAGATCGGGGCCAGCCGGTGCCACTCCTTGGTCGCATGCGCGTTCGGCAACCAGTCCGGCGGCGCCGGCACCTCGGAGGCGAGCGCGAAGTCGACCGGCGGGATCTCCGGACGCCGGCACGGCTGGTCCGTCCCGCTGATCACTTTCAACGCTACTGGCTTACGGGCTCGTCCCACGACACTCCTCGAAAATTCCTGTTCAAACCAATCGCACGTGTGAAAAAACGATTCCGGGCGCGTGCCGCAAAGGGCAGGCTTTCGACTTTCCGCCCACCCCCCGGGGTCTGGGGCTGTTGATCACAGCTCCTGGCCTTCCTCTCGGGCTGCTGGGAGCGTGTTGCCTTCCAGGTCCATGGTTGGGCCTTCCTGGTCATCGTCCTCAGCGAGGGCGGCGATCAGGGTGTCCAGCTTCTGCTCGATCCGGTCAAGGCGGGCTTCGATGCTGTCCACCGGTCACCTCCCTCAGGGTCTTGGCGCTGTGGCAGCTGTGGCACAGCGTCTGCCAGTTGCTGCCATCGGCTGGGTTGTGACGGCTGTTGCCGTCGATGTGGTCGACCTGGTTGCCGTACTTGCCGCAGGCGGCGCACTGGTAGCGGTCACGGGCCAGCACCTCAGCACGGATGGCCAGCCATACCTTGCTGCCGGTGTGCCACTCGCGCGTGCGTTGGCGATTGGCGGCAGGGCGCCGGCCAGGCATCCGCTTGGCCTTCAGCGTTAGGGGTCTTGAGGGCATGGGGGCCAGAAACGACAAAGCCCCGCGGTTGGCAGGGCTTCAGTGACACTTCTTCACAGTTCCAATCCTGGGCCTTTTTTTACGGGTACGCAAGTCCCACATGCCCTGCGGCCTCTCCACCATGCCCTTAACCCTGATGGCAGTGCCGGCCAGCATGCGCAGGCTGGGCACGAACCGGGATCTGACGAGGGACAGCAAGGCGCTCACGTGCTGCTGGGACAGGTCCAGCATCTCGGCCGTCTGCGACTGGTTCAAGCCGCAGGCCTTGCATAGCAGCACCAGGCGCCACAGCTCGGGCATGGCCATGATGATCCCGTGGATGCCCTTTGGCCAGAAGTCCGGCATGTACTCCTGCTCACACAGGCGGGACAGTACGGGGTCGCTGTGGTCCACGTTCGACCGGATCCGTGAAGCGAAGACCTCCCACACCTTCTCGGCCACTTCGGGCGGCTGGTTGTTGCTGGGGCTCCGCATGGGCGACCTCAGCTCCACCAACTCAGCCATCAGCCACTCCAGCCAGCTGGCCAGGGCCGCATCGACCAGTCGGTCATCGATGGTGCGGGTCCTACGCGGCAAGGCGGAAATCCTCCGCTTGCAGGGCTAGGCGCTCAGCGAGGGCAACGGCCTTTTGGGTGTCGGCCACGAATCTGTCAGGGCGGCCGTGCTGGTCAAGCCGCTCAACTGCCCTCAGGAATGATTCGACGACCTGCCGGGCTTCTTGGCCGGTCAGTGCGCTGGCGATCTCCTGGGCGTGCGTCCTCATGCGGCCTCCCCGATCTGCTCGGTGGCGTGCGCCCAGTGGGCGATCAGCAGCGCGTCCGCCCGGCCGCCGTCCTTCTTTCGGGCGAGCTGGCCGGCTGCTTCTGGGAAAAGCTGGATCGCGGCGGTACGGGCGCTGTCCTTGGCCAGACCCGACAGCCTCAGGTCGCGCTTCCACCGGTCTGGACGGACCGTGACAAACGGCACTCGCAGTGCCCCGAGAACGCCCCGGATGACCCCGTACCCCTCACCGAATCTGAAAGTGCTGGTGACGCCCTGCTTGGGCATGGCGCCGACCTCCTCCAGCACCGCCAGCGCGTCGGCGCCGGGGTGCGCCGTCAACACGTAGCGCAGCACCTCGGCCAGCGCGGCACCGTTGACGTGCAGGCCCTTCCCTCCCGGTCGCGGCATCGTCGGCATGTCGTGGAAGCCTGCCCATGCGCCGTCGGCGATGACTGCCACCGCGCCGGTTTGGCCGGGGTCGATTCCGATGGTGATGCGAAACGTCATGATTGCCTCCGGTGTAGCGGCATATCGGCCTGAGGGGTTGGGCGCCGCTGGTTGAAGTCGCTGCGCAGCCGGCGCACGTCATCCGGGCGCTCGCGCACGATGCTGATGGCCTGGCAGTAAAGGTCGGACAGCGGCATGTCGTCGGGCTCGCACTGGTCGAACATCGTGTCCAGGGCGCGCTCCAGCAGCTCCCGCTCGCGCTCAGTGATCTGCATAGCCGGCCATCCTCAACGTTTCGTTCTGCTGCCTCAGCAGCTCCTCGTTCGTGCCGAAGTGCGCCCTGAATGGCTTGCTGCCCCGGGCAAGGCTCGGGCCATAGATCGTGGTCGCCTGATCGGGCTTGAAGTGCGTCACGCCGCGGTGGTGCCAGGAACAGAGCCCGATGGTGTGGTCCTGACTGATCGTCCGGCCGCACTCCGTGATGTGGTGGATCTCGGCCGGCGACCAGCCAATGC